CAACTATGTCAAATTTCCTGATTCCAAGTGAATCAGGTATTGAGAATTACTGAATCTCAATATCCCTATCCTCAATTAAGAGGATAGAGGATTGAGACTTACAACCCCAGTTTATCTATCTTGTATAGATAGCCATGAGTACGCGGGAGAAAACAGTCCTCCTCCCTTATAAGTCCACCTACGTCATGCGCGATGACTGATAGCACTTCCATGAAGCTGACCTTGTCCCGCATTTTTACCGCATACTTAATGTATGCTTCCATATCAAGTAAAGTTTCAACTTCCTTCCTTGACATTTTGGATTTAGTCATAGGTGATAGCGCGGCTATTAGCTTTTCTTTGTTCGTTTTCCTTCTCATTCTAATCACCACCTTTCCCCGAATGAATCAAAGAACAATTTCCGTCTATTGAATTTATCTCAATATCCCTATCCTCAATTAAGAGGATAGAGGATTGAGACTAACTAACCTTCTTGATAATCCCGTTTTCCATCGTAACTGTGGCGAACCATTTACGTTGGTAGGGGCTTGGGCCTACAACCGTAAAACTTCCGGTTTCCTTATATTCCGGCCCAAACATTGAAGTTTCGACAAAGCGCAATGGCTTGCCTATGTTTTCCTTCAATGCTTTTTTCGTTGGGTATGAAGCACCCATCATGCTAATCACCACCTTTCCCCGAATGAATCAAAGAACAATCTTGAACTATTGAAAGTTTAGCATATAAGGATAATCTTGTCAAGGGATATTAATGTAAATTTTTTGTAACAGATGCAGGTATGTAACAAAATTGTAACAGGATGATAGGGTGGTGCTTGGAAAACATAGGGAAAACATAGGGAAAACATAGGGAAAACATACTAACTCAAGTTTATTACCGTCCTAAATACTGATTATCAATACCTTAACTATCAGCATCACTGATTATCAATACCACTGATTGTCAAGTACTTGACTATATTACCATTCCTAAATATCAGGATTGATTTGTCAATAGGCAAGGAAGAAAATTAAATCATATCCCCCTACGCGTAACGCGTACGGGGATATAAGGATGATATTCCTCAAGGATACGAGCAGGCGGGGGGACACGCCCACCCACCAAAAGTAAAAAATATATGGAAAAGGAGACTCTAATACCCTCACAGAAATTTATTTATTTTTTACTTTTCAGAGAGAAAGTTATTTTTTATTTTTCAGAGAGAATTCTGAAGCCAGCAGAAAAAATTTTTTATTTTAATTTCCAAACGCTATAAAATTTTTTTGAAATTTTGGATTTGCAGGGTGCTGAAATTCATGGGGGGTTTGAAAACACTCGATTCGCTTTCTTTGTTACTTTCTTGTAAAGAAAGTAATACATGGGGGGTTCTTTCTCTTTCTTTCTTTTCTTTTCTTTATGCAACTTTCTTTTCTTTCTTTCTCTTTCTTGTGGTTTTTGCGATTCTTTCCATCTCCACTCCCAAGGTTCCGAAGATGAAATCCACAGTCTTCTGGGCCTCGTCCTCGGTGAGATGGAAGTATTTATCCTTGAGATAGACCAGGCAACCGATGTCGGGAGTTTCCTTGCCGTAGGTCTTGGAGTATCTCTCGACAGTTTCCCTGAACAAGTCTCTCTTCCTGTTCCTGAGTCTTTGGCAGAGGGTCTTGTTCTCTTTCGGGCTTGCGATGTTGAATCCATATTCTTCCCTGAGCCGTTTCGCCAGGGTGTAGATATGTTGTCTTGAGACGTGGTACTGCCTTGCTATGTCTTCGGGGAACTTGGTTCTGTAGAGTTCGTTGATAATCGACCTTGCGAGTTTGAGGCTGATCTTGTTCACCCTTGGATTATACCAGCAAATTTACCTCTTGACAAGATTCGGAGTCTATGCTAGATTAAAGTTAGTGGCTGACAAGCGAAGGACAAAGACGGCCAGGAAGAAATTATTCGCCAGAGAGCTTTTGAAATCCGGCGACCCGAAGTTTGCGCACTTGAAATCCCACCCCGGCAGTACCCTCCTTGAAAAAAATCTTGATGAAAAAGTTTCCAGTGAGATAACCGACCCTGTGGTCGTTAAAGAGATCACGAAAATCTGGAGGAGTCAGGGGCTCACCCTTGAGCTTGCGACTCAGAAGCACTTGGCTATCCTCTCTGGGAAAGGCAAGAAGGTCAAGGGAGCCGATGTCCTGAAAGCCGTCGAGATGGTTTACAAGGGACACAAGGTTCCCGGATTCGGGAACCGGGACGAGCCTGGTGACGGCAGGGGCATCCTCCAGATTTTCATAGACCAAAGGCGTGAGAGGGGCTTGCCCTTGCCCGAAGGGATTCAGGACGCGGAGGTTGTGGGATGAGTTTGGTTTGTCCCCATGACCCCTACAAGCGGGCTCCTTTCTTCTGCTTGAACTGTCGAAGGGATTTCTGCCTCAAGTGTGGTTGTGATTGTCTCCGAAGGAGTTTTAATGAATCTTCCACCGAGAGTCAAAAAGCACATTTATAAATTCTCTGGGAAAGGGTGCTTCTACTGTCGAAAGCCCATGCCACTCTCGCACCTGACTATAGACCACATTGTCCCGCGCTCCAGGAACGGATCGAACTCCGTGAGAAACTATGTGACCGCCTGCAAGAAGTGCAACCAGTCCAAGTCGGACAAAATCTTTCCTCATCGTTTGAGAGGCGAGGAGAGACCGAGAGTGAGAACTCTAGCGGAGGTCTATGATGGAGTATGATAATCCGACGGAAGGGTTGATGACCGTTTTCAACCGGGCGACGGGGAGTATCACTTTCAAGTGCAGGTGTCAGAAGGCTGGTGACTTTGCTCTCTGCCAAAAGCACACTGACGATATCGTTAATACTCTCAGGGAACTTCAGATTATTGTTCAAGAGAGAAAATGAGGAGGTATCATGGGAATGGACGTTGAAAAGGGAGAGTTGTATTCACCAGACGAGATGGCGGGTATGGAAATCGAGAGGTTGAACCAGTTGACCAAGCTCTCGATTGGAGAGAAAATAGAAATCAAAGGAGGGAAGTTCATGTTGATTTCTGTAGATGTAAACTTGGGGCTGATAAAGTTACGGCTCTTGCCGAAGGGGAAGGAAGTAGATGAGAAACTCTCAGGAGGTAAAACGACATGACTGTAGGATTAACATTCAGAGAGCAGTGCCCGCATTGTGCCCAGATATTTACTTACCCGGTATCGTGGGTCAAGAACGGAATGGTTCCATGTGGGAATGAGTTCTGTGTGGACGAAGACAAGAAGAGACGGAGCTTCAAAGTCCAGACAAAGTTTGAAACACCGAAAAAGTCAGAACCCAAGGGGGAACAGACTCAGACTGGAAATACATCTTCTCCGTCAAATGCCTGAGATTTCTTGGAACTTCTATGGTGACTAATGCCCGGAATCACAGTCCGCCGTAATCAAATTGCCGAGCTTGAAGAAAAGATCAAGGGACTGAGCGACGCGGAGTTCATCGAGACATTCTTCAAGATCGTCAGCAAGCAGAGGTATGAAGTTCCGTTCCTTCTGAATGGGATTCAGAAGAAACTTGAATCCTCATGGGGACAATGGAACGTCGTCTTGAAAGCGAGGAAACTCGGAGTATCCATCCTTGTCGGCTCGAAATTCCTCTCCCGCGTTCTGAGAAAGAAGAACCGGAACTGCGTCGTCCTCTCCTACGACAAGGATGCGACCCAACGGGCGTTGGAGAGGACGAACTGGACGCTGAACCACCTGCCTTTCAAAATCAAGCCTGAACGAGAATCAAAAAACGAATTCAAGATTGAAGAGACAAATTCCAAGCTCTTCATCGGCGTGGCCGGAACTAAAGCCTTTGGGCGAGGCGACGACATAACCGATCTTCACATCATGGAATACTCCTTCTGGGAGAATACCGCCGCTATGACGGGGATCATGGAGGCATTGGTTCCCGGAGCTTTCGTCGTTGTGGAGTCCACAGCCAACGGCCCGGTGAATGAATTTGCCAAGCTCTACTGGAAAGCGGCCAAGGGAACGACCAAGTGGAAAGCACACTTTTTCTCGTGGTTCGACGACCCTGAACTTATCTCTAAAATCCCCGCCGGGTTTGTCCACTCAGACGAAGAGAAGATGTTGAAGGTCAAGTATTCTCTGTCGGATGAGCAGTTGGCTTGGCGAAGAATGAAGATCGAGGAGATGACCGAGCCTGAATTATTCCCGCAAGAGTATCCGGCCAACGACAAGGAGGCATTTGTGGTTTTGGGGGATTGCGTTTTTAACAAGCGTTCTCTCTTGAACTATGAAAGTCTTGTGAGTTATACCGAGCAGGTTGGGGAGTTGAGTTTCGTATGAGTTGGGCGGAATCTGTCATCGTTGTGAAGTCGGAAGATTTTGAGTATGCAAAGAAGATGGTTGACTTTCTGCGTGATGGGTCAAGGAAGAAAGGACAGTTGGATATTGTAGTCCAACCGAGGGTGGTTGCTCTTGCCCACGACGATAAATTCTACGAGCTTCTGGAGTTCATGCAGAGAGAAGAAAGCAAAGCTGTGGTGGATACTTATGTCCTGGAAAAAGAAGAACGGAAAACCTGAACTCGATCCTCTTTCCCACGATTCAATCATGGAGTTCTACTATGACGAATTGGGAAAGACAGAAAGAGCCCTTGACTCCTTGCGTTGCAGGGTCGTCGGGGGTAAGACTTTCACCGATTTCAATTCCGTTAGAAGATGAAGTCGCGTTTTAACCTGAACCCCAAAGGCCCTCTTACCATCTGGGAGAGACCTGAGCCGAGGGATTCCTACATCATTGGGGGAGACGGTTCCGAAGGCGTGGTGGATGGAGACAATTCCTGTGCTCAAGTTATCTCTCGTAGTAAATTCAAACAGGTCGCGGTGTGGCATGGTAAGATTGAGCCCTACGAATGGGGCAGGGAACTCTTCATGCTTGGGCTCTACTACAACACGGCTCTCCTTGCGGTTGAGAGGAACCTAGCCGGGGGCACGACGATAGACTGTCTCCTGAAGATGGCCTACCCCAATCTCTACAAGATGATAAAATTCGATCAGGGCGAGCAGGACGTGATGGATCGCTATGGCTGGATCACCACCATTCATTCCCGCGCCTTGATGATCGGCAACCTCCGGGATGTCGTGCGTGAGAACTCTCTTGTTCTCTCTGACCCGGATACTTTGAGCGAAATGAAAACATTTGTCAAGAACCCGCCGAAGGTGGTTGGAAGAGATGGTAAAATCGAGGCTTCTCCCGGCAACAATGATGACCGTGTGATGTCACTCGCTATCGCCTGCTACCTTCACAAGTCCCTGGATATGCCTGTGCCTCCTGACAGAACTGTTCTTACTGAGAGATTGGGACTTCACGACGACAGTGACTATGTGAAAGAGATGGCGAGAGGGGGATATTAGTTGACAACCCGGAAACCTGTGCTATAATCCAAGAGAGGAGGAAATCTCTATGCCAAAAGGAATCGGAAAAAAGAAGAAATCTTTCAAGGGCAAGAAGATGCCCAATGCCCCAACGAGGAAGAGTCCTGAGTCCAAAGGGGCTACGACTGTCCAGTTGATGAACAAGGCTGATGTGGCTTTGCAAGGGCTATCTGAGCCAAAAGGGAGGTAATATGCCAAACCCATTTAACAGACCGGAGAACGCAACCGACAGAACCGCTTCCAAGGTCAAGCGCGTGGACAAGAGGCAGTCCGTCAACAACAAGGACTTGAACTACGGAACTCCATCGGGGCTGACGGATAAGAAGGACTTGCCAATGAAGGAGACAAGCGGGGTCAAGTTCACTCCCTTGACCGAGATAATCCCCGATAAATAATGTCCGTAGCTCCTGACCAGAAAGTTACCCATGTAACGATCATCAACGCTGGGAATCCGAAACTCCCTTTCCAGCGCAAGGTCAGGTTTTCCGAAAAAAAGAGAACTGAAGTCGAGAGGGATTTTCAGGTACTCTACTCCGATTGGAAATCCCATGTTGCCGACCTTCATACACAGATTGCCCAGTGGAAGAATGATGCCGAGGGTATCTTCACTGGGACGGATGAGCAGACTCCCTGGCTCGACTCCTCCAAGATCGTCAAACCCGTCATAGAGACCCGAATCAACATCATCCACGCTTTCTGGATGAGCATTATGCGCCCCAGAATGGGGCGGCAGTTCGTATGCCCTGTCGATGACAAGACCAACTCTGCCGAGGTTGAAGCGGCTAAGGACATGGAACTCTTCTTCAACTCCAATCATCAGTTCAACAAGATGTATGTGGATTCCTCGGACGAGGCTTTCTGGGCCGTCCTTGGGGACGGGACGGTGGGAAGGACGGCCACTTGGATGAAAGTGGTCGAGAAGCGTTGGGAGGCTAAGGTCTATCTTACTACCGATGATTTCATAGCCGAGTTCTCCAATTCTGAGACCTCCGGTGTTGGGGCTGAGAAGTTCCAAGAGATCATGTCATCTCTGTCTCAGGGCCAACCCGTCGCTCTCGACGTTGAGAAAGAAGTCACGACGATTGACCGCCCGGATATCGACATGGAGAACTTAAAAGACATCGTGGTCTATCCCATGACGGTTTCCCGGCAGGAGAGGGCGCGGCTCGTTGGGAGAAGGTTCTACCTGAGAAAGTCCGAGATGAAAGCGCGGGAGAGCCTTGGGGTTTACGACCATGTGGACTCGGTAGTTAAATCCTCGCCCCCTGCGAAATGGGACACGGTGGATCAGACCCAGAACTCCATTGATGGGATTACCGAGCCTGAAAAAAATGAGGACTATGAACTCGTTCACGGACGCTACTCGGTGGACTTGGATGATGACGGGATAGAAGAGAAGTACCTCGTCACCTATGCCGTTGATGCCAAGAAATTCATTCAGTTCGACAAATATCCTTTTTACCACAACGAAGATTTCCTGAAAATCTCCTGGTTCAAGAGGAGGCCCAAGAGGATCGTCGGGCGTGGTGTCTCTCAGATGCTCTCTGATACCCAGCTTGAGGGTTCTATCCGGGCGAGGCAGAGGATTGATTCCATGTCCATCACTAATGTGCCTGTGATGCTGGCAAACGAATCTCTGAAGAGTGCGTTAGACCCAAGGAGGAAATCCAACAGGATTCGCCCTGGAACTTATCTCTGGATTCCTGAAACTAAAATGGACAAGGCTCTTGTCCCTGTGCAGTTCCCGAAACGGGAGTTCGGAGAATCCCAGGCTGAGGAAGCCAACCTGAACCAGTCGGCAGATAATCTCCTTGGGGCAAGTGAGCTTCGCTCAGGCCGGGAGACTCCGAATGACCCTAGAGCCCCCGCCGCCAAGACCGCGATTCTCCTGCAACAATCCACTATGAGACTGGACGATTTTATCTTTGGTTTCATTCAGAAGGAGAACGAAGTTCTGGATATTGCCAAGAAACTCTATTACCAGTTCGGCCCTGAGAAGTTGAGGTTCACCGTTGACTCTCAGAATGAGAAGGGTGAAAATGAGGTTTTGAAAAAAGAGATCAGCCGATCTTGGTTCGGCTCGGACAACATCCACCTTCAGCTTGCTGTGACTTCCCTTATGGACAACCCTGATTTCCTCCGTCAGAAGTGGGAAGAGTTCTACGCCAAGTTTGGCCCTGAGCCTATGCTTGGAGGGATTCCAGATGTCCGTTGGGAGATGTTGCATCAGATTGTCCTTAATATGCCGGAGGCCAGAGGCAAGAGAATCCTCCTGACTTTGAATGAAATTTCTCAGAAACTTCCTCCTACCCCTCAACCGACTCCGGGGGGTGGGAACGGTTCGCAACCTGGAGTCAATCCTACGTTGAGTAATGCTTTGGGGGGTCTAACTTAATGCAGACGGTAGCGTCGAGGGTGAAGGAGCAAGGGGTTATTAGAGAGCAGGAAGTCCAAGCCTGTCGTGAGGCGATTGAGGCGGCGAGACGGGCCGAGAGATTGTCCGTCAATTCGGATTGGCTGTGGCTCAAGGGTCACATTCAGGAATTGATTGATAAGAAGTCGGAGACCGATTACAAGTCCATGTTCAAGCCTGGGCTTTCGACTGAGCAGAAACTTGCTCTGGCCGACAGCGTGACGGCTCTTGAGTCTGAGCTTGGAAGTTTCCGGTTTCTCGTAGGGCTTCTGGATGCTTATATTCTGGAAGGGTATGAATCTGAGAAAAGACTAAAAGAACTAGGGGAGGGATTATGACACCTGAAGAGCAAGCGGCTGAAGAGGCTAGGAAAGCTGAGGAAGCAAAGAAGGCGGAAGAAGCAAAGAAGGCGGAAGAAGCAAAGAAGGCGGCTGACGAGGAAGCCGCAAAGAAAGCGGCGGAGAAGGGGACTCTGGCACAGAAGATTCGGGACGCGGCCATGATTGCCGTCCAGGCAGGGCCGAACCTGACGGAAGATCAGAAGAAGCATCTTGAGAGCTTGACTGGGTTCAACGTCAACCAGTTGACGACATTTGGAGTAATTCTTGAGAACACACGGCAGGCATCCACCCCTCCTGGCATGGCTGAGGACTATGCCATAGACAGGGCCAAGAAAGACCTTGCTAGTTTGAAGCTCTTGGACTTTGGAGATTATGAGTCTGAGGTTCGGGCGGAACTGATTAAGAAAGGGAAGCAGGATTCTGAGACAGCCAAGGATATCTACTGGAATCTGAAAGGAAAGAGGCTGAGTGGGTTAGGGGGGAATACTACGAAATCTTCATCGCAGACGCAGACGAAAATCGTTCATACAGGGGTGGAAACTGGGGGGACGACGGGGGTTGAGATCAAGGAAGACGAGCGTGAGGAGTTCGACAAGTTGGACGATTACTCGAAGCACGTCTTTAAGACCTACGGGTTCAAGTCTATGGCTGAGTTCAAGAAATCTCAGTCCAAGAACATAGACATGAACCATGAGGAGGGCTGGCAACCTAAAATTTGATGGACAGGAAACACCCAGTCATTATAGTCCGTGAGCGAGACCTCCCGATATTTTTTTCTGTTGTGGGGGATCGCAAACGGATGGCCGTTTATCGGGCTTCCTCCGACGAGAATGACGGGATTGTCCTCGCCCGTTGTAAGAATGGGAAAAAGCACTGAAAAATTTT